TGCATATATAATCTCTGCCTCACGCCTGAGACAGTAAGACTGCAACTAGAACTTGTAATCTACGTAAAATTCCGGTGGTAAACCACCATAAAAACCATAGTCAAAGCTAATTGCAGGTGGCTCACACCAATGCGATCTCTCGCACCTCCCGATTACTGAGGAGTAAGTCCATAGGACTGTGAGATTATTGTGGTGTTGGATTTCCAGTACGGAACCAGCACCTAGGGACTGAAATGAACATGAATGTTGTAAAATCGTCCCCTGCTGCCACATGAGCAGCAACCACAGGTTTAAGTGCCTGTGACACTAACACGACTTGATGAGCTCTGAAGCTCGTATTGGCTACGGCCATGTTCTTCCTGCGTGCACTGAAGAACCTGGAGTTATATTGGTAGGGCATCTCTGCGTTAACCACTGGGTTGTTTCTCAACTCCGTAGCTGTACCACCTTGCCAAAAGGATGGATAATACGTAAAATACGCTGATGCTACTGAGGAATTTGTATTGCCAGCTGATGTGAGAACACCCTCATCACCGGTCCATCCGGGGTTAAACGGCACTCGATTTAGGGCTAGCATACCCTGTGTCACACCGTAACCACCAACCACTGCATATTTCCATCGTATTCCACCTCTCCAACCCAAATAAGCTGGAACTACCCAATTCAAAATAGTGGTTTGAACGTAGTTATACTTAACACCAGTGGATGTTGTGTGAACACCGTCAGACTGGTAGCCACGATACAGTGGAAAATCTGGGCGCAACCACCTTCCTATATATGAAGTTGTGGTTGCCGTAGCACCATTGATAATCTGTCCAGCATTATGAAAACAATATCTCTTCAAGACTTGTCGCCATGATATTATTGACTCACCAGCACATATCATAATCGAGGGATCAGTCAACATACCCGCTCCCAACGTAGTATCTGGGGCGTCGATTACTGGTCTACTAGGTTCGTCTGTCTTTTCGTCAAGTTGCTCCACACCAGATTGAGGGTCCACCTCATCTGCCATCGCCATGGCATCATTAGGATTGTTATATGTCATACTAGACATAATCACACTTCTAGGTCCGAAGACCTCAAAATCGTCGCACATAGATGCGAACATAAGAATAGTGACTTGGTCCGACGACACATCCGGTGCAGTCAATTTATTGAAAACTTCTATTTTTATCGTACCATTTTCAATGAGATTTGTTGAAGCTATAGTGACTGGTGAGTACATGATCTCGGAAAGCGTACCACACTCCAGATATGGTTTATTACTAGCCCACCCAATGTGGACAGTAAAGTCCTTCGACTCCGATATGTCCACAATATAATTGTGTACTGAATTAAAAGAACTAACGTTCTCAGAGTATACTGGATCATACGATATACGCAATCGCCCTTTGTGAAAATTGGATGCTAACACCTTAAATCTGAATTTCATAGTTCCTCGCCAGTATGAAAATGGCACACACACCCATGCAGCCGGAGTAAGATGTAACTCTGGATATTGTGCTCCAGGTCCCTGCACATACATTGACGGACAAACGCGTGCGTGACAAATGTCTGACCCATGCGCCGCTTGTATGGGCCAGGAAAAAGTAGCAATGTAAGATTCCCTCTTTGCCAGTGCTACTAGATCCATATCATCACCAGCTGCAGAGACAGT